GGGGCTGGGACACGCACAGCGTGGATATATCAGACCGACAAACCCTATCGTAGTTTAAAGATATGTTTATCTTGTAGCCCTGCGAGTCAGGGCTATGTGATGCACAGCATCAAGAAAGGAAAACCATGACTCACTACCACTTACCAATCTGCACCTGCTGTTATGCAGTCAGGGTCGAACCACGCAGAGCCAAGATGCCACGCCCGACATGTGCGGAGTGCGGTGAAAAGCTAGCTCGAAAGGTTACGCATTGCGCCGTACCTCTAAACAAATCCAACTATATGTTGGTGACCGACAGGGCAACCCTGACACAACTCAACCCTAAACGAACTTAAAACTCTTAACCTTAATACTTTGGAGAAACAACCATGAACATGTACACAAAACTCTCAATGCACTTAACGCGTCACATGTATAAGAAAGGTGCGCACAAGGGCGATGCCCCTGCCTACTCAGGTCGCCGTGGCATGAGCCACTTCCGTGTAGTTAAAGGCAATGACGACACCATGCACATTCGCATGTGGAACACCAACATTATTACTGCGTACCCCGATGGGCGCGTACAAATCGACACGAACGGATACCACTCACACAACACAACAATCATTCGCTTGAACGATGCACTCTTAATGTTCTTCGAGGGCGTGCGGGTCAAGATGTACAAGCAATCTATCCTCAGCTATTCGCAGCCTGTCCTCAATGTGGATGGTAAGAAGTATTCTTACTACGACGGCATTAGATTGTCGGAAACAGGCGAGATAACAACACCCCTGCAAGCGTTCGAGCAAAAGCGTGTTGACAAGGCAGAAACAAAAGCGCTAGCCGATGACTTGCAAGAGTCAGGGTTCAAGGACGCATACGCCCTGCTGTATGGCATGGCAACCCCCGATGACGGAGACCCACGCGTCCCGATGTTTGGTGTACGACTACCCGATGCACTGATAGATAACAACCAAGCCGAGCATTGGAAACCACTCATTGCCCGATATAAATTTGAACGCTACTACTCAATGAGTAAGGGCGGTTATGTATTCGAAGAAAAATCAAATGCAAAAGCATGTTGGGCAACCCTCATGCAGAACTGCAAAAAGAACATGTATGTAGTGTCTCGTTCTGAGACCTATGTCTTGTAAGCGGGGCGCAAGCCTATTTTTATAAACTCTTAACCTTAATACTTTTCAACCAAGGAAATCAAAATGCAACTGTCCGTAAACCTCAAGCAATCTTCTACTCTCATCCGTAATGTGGGTACAACAAACACCATCCTTCTCCGTGGTCAGCCCGGCGTAGGTAAATCATCCATCCTTGCAACACTAGGCAAGGAACTCCCTGACTATCAGGTTTGCTACATCGACTGTGCAAACTTAGACCTCGGTGACTTGGCAATGCCAGTCATCAATCGTGAGGACATGACTACATCGTATGCACCCAATGTACGCTTCGGTGTAGGTAAGAATCAGACTCGACCTGTTGTGCTTATGCTCGACGAGTTGGGTAAAGCATCGCGCCCTGTGATGAACATGTTGTTGCCGACTATCCTCGAGCATCGTGTAGGTGATGTACCCCTGCCGACTGGCTCTATCGTATTTGCAACAACCAACCTAGATACTGATGGCGTGGGCGACAACATCCCTGCCCATGCGTACAACCGCATGACTGTCATCAACTTAAGCAACCCATCGTCCGACCAGTGGATTGAGTGGGCATCCGACAACGATGTAGCCCCCGAGGTTATGGCGTTTGCTAAGCAGTATCCGCAAGTGTTCGACTGCTATGTTGACCTCGATGCCAAGGCTAAGAATCCGTACATCTTTAACCCAACGACAGGCAATGTGAAAGCATACTGCTCGCCTCGTTCACTTGAGAAGGCATCCAACATTATCAAGATGCGCAATGTACTCGGTGATGCGACACTGCCTGCCCTTGCAGGCACAGTAGGCGAAGCGGCGGCTCGTGACATGGATGCGCTTATCAACTTGTCCGACCAGTTGCCCTTGTTTGAGAACATCGTGAAAGAACCATTCAAGACCAAGGTGCCGACCAGTGCGGGTGCGTTATTCATTCTCGCCTTTATGTTGGCGGGTCGTGCAGATGCCAAGACTATCGACGCAGTGATGGACTACTCAGACCGCATGGCTAACGAATCATTCGAGGCACATGCCTTATTCATTACATCGCTTGCATCCAACAAAGCCAAGGTAGGCATGGCATGTGGCAGTCGTAAGTTCACATCGCAAGCAGCCAAGCTCGGTAAGTTCTTTTGAGTAGCTAGGTAAATCTTAACCTTAAGACTTTGGAGAATATTATGTTCACCCCATGGGAACGCTTCGAGCGTTTTATCCTAGCCCTAGCCGTCATCGTGCTAGCCCTTGACTTATTTTATTGGAGAGCGTGATGTTAGTACTCGAGAAAACATCCAACGGCAAAACGATGGTAGTCATGAAGAAAGACTGGCACCCCAACCGTATCGGGAAGGCGTATCAACGCCCACTACCCAACCATGTCCTGTCCAAGGACGCAGTAGATATTCAACGAGCATTTTTAAGGAAACAATCATGAGCCACATGTACGCATTAGCAAGACAACTGCAAGCCCCCGGTGTTAAGACCGTGGCAACCTTTAACCCAACACGCTTGACCAAGACCCTGCGCAACATGGTGCGTAAGAGTATTGCAACAGGCATCCACAACGGAGGGTGGTCGAGTAAGACAAGAAAGGTTCGCACTCTTGTGTTTGACTTGGGACAACAACGCCCCGAGATTTATGTAACAACGGACTCTAACTATCTCGTGCTTCGCACACCACGCCCCATATCGGCAGACAACCAGTCAGAGATTATTGGTTTGCTTGAGGCTGACTGCACACTGCAGAAGATGGACTACGACACCCTCGATAAGAATAGATACACGCCGACCCGCGAGGACTACTACAACACCATTGACAACAGACACAAACGACATGTCGAGTCTGTGAAGGAAGCTCATGTGGGTGGATACACGATGGTCGTACGGCAACCTAGCATACGCCAACAGATTGCAGATACCTTTCTCAAAGAACGCACACCCGCAGAGATAGCGTTTGCCGAGATGATTGCATCACGACTGGATGCGGATGAAGAATTCAAAATCCCACTGCATCACGCATATTAAAAATCTTAAGCTTAATACTTTTGGAGAAACATTATGAATGTACAAGACCGAATCAAGAAAGCACACATCGCAATCATGCAACACAAAGTGTTCTGTGCGTACAGCGGTATCCTCGCATGTGGCAAGGTGCATGTGAATGACGATGTGCCAACAGCCGCGACCAACGGATGGGATGTTATCTACAACCCTAGCTTCATCGAGCAACACATGAAGACTGACCCCGAGCTTCGCTTCCTCATCTTGCACGAGGCACAACACAAAGCCTATCGTCACTTGCATGTATGGAAGTCATTGCATGACGAGAACGCACAGCTTGCAAACATTGCAGCAGACCACTTCGTTAACTTGTCATTGGTAGATAGTGATGCGGGTGAGGGGTTTGTCAAGATGCCTACGCTAGGTGTTCAACCCGATGCCAAGTATCGTGGATGGTCAGTCAAACAAATCTTCGAAGACCTCAAGGCAAATGGTGAGGGCGAGGGTCAAGGCGATGGCGATGGTATGGACGAGCATGACTGGGCTAACGCAAGCAGTGGCGATGCGGCTAAGGAAGCAGAGCAAGCCAACGAGATACAGCGCGCCATTCGTCAAGGTGAAATCGTGCGTCGCAAGATGGCAGGCAAGGGTGCAGGCGATACGGATGGTGTGTTCGGTGAGTTGTTGCAACCTAAGATTGACTGGAAGAAAGTGTTGCGTGACTTCATTACCGAGACATGCGCAGGTCGTGACGAGTCATCATGGCGCAAGCCCAACCGCAGATTCCTGAGCTACGATGTTTACATGCCTTCTATGGTCGGCACTACTATGACAGAACTTGTCATCGGCTTCGATACATCGGGTTCAATCTTTGGCGGCGTAGAGATGGACATGTTCGCGTCTGAAATTAAAACCATCATCGAGGACATCAAGCCAACCAAGGTGCATGTCATCTATTGGGACACGGCAGTAGCGGGTCATCAAACATTCGAGGAGGGTCAGTTCGCAGTGCAGAACATGAAACCAAAAGGCGGTGGTGGCACCGACGGCTCTGTGTTGTTTGACTATCTGCGTGACAAGCGCATCACACCGCAAGCTATTGTGCAGTTTACCGATGGCTATGTAGGTGATTGGGGCAAGACCGATGTGCCTACCTTGTGGGCTGTGTCTTCTGACTTAGTTGCACCGTTCGGTACGACCGTTCGTATTGAAGTGTAAATCTTAACCTTAAGACTTTGGAGAACATTATGGGATACCGTTCAGATGTGAAAGCAATCATCTACCCCTTAGGGGGTGAACACAACTTGTTGGAATACGACAAGCTCAAGACACTAATGAATACAACATTCAAAAATGTTTATGAGACATGGGGCGACGAGTACTTCAAGTGGAACGATAAGCATCGTGTGTTGGTGTTCGATGCCAACTCAGTCAAGTGGTACGACTCGTACCCCGATGTTGCATTGTTCACTCCGTTCCTTGATGAGGTGCATGAGCTTGGGTATGAGTACGAGTTCATTCGTATCGGTGAGGATGATACTGATGTAGATAGTATGAGTTCGGGCGATGCCGAGAACTTTATGTATGTACAACGTTCAATCGAGGTGTCATTTTGAAAACAGTAACAGCTAAAGAACTAAAAGAGTTAGACCCCAAGCGTTTCCAAAAAGAGTATTTCAGTTGGGTAGAGTACGCCGTGTACGACGAATGGGCTGACTGGATTAAAGAAGACTTTGTATCGCAGATGCAAGTGCAAGGCATCAATGTGGACAAGTTTACTTGGAACATCAGCTACTCACAAAGCGATGGGGCTGCGTTCGATGGGCATGTGGTTATATATGAGTGGATGGAAGCTAATCCGCAGTACATAGAACGATACCTCGCGTTGTACCTTGCGTGCAAACAGGACGGTAGCTACATGACTTTGCGTACAAACAATCGTGGGTTTTACATGCACACCAACATCGTCGACCATTTGTACGAAACCGCACCCGAGGGAGTGTTCAGCATGCTCGACGAGGATGCTTGGACTGAGCTAGTGATTGACCAATGGGACCGCGCAGGGCTTGAAGATGAGATGAAATCAACCTGTGAAAGGTTCATGCAAGATATGTACGACAAACTCAGGGATGAATATGAGAACCTTACTAGCGAAGATGCGTTCATCGAGTCATGCGAGTTTAACGATGCGACATTTGAAATCGAAGGAGAAGAATGTGAAGTTTAGATTAACTGTAAACGGCAGTGCCTTGTTGTTGGATGTACACCAACTGGAAAAGATTGTCGACATACTGGCAAATGCGGAGCATCTAACAGAGTCGCATGTGGGTGCCAACCAAGGGTCGCAAGGGTATCAAAATGCTTTTATCCCTATCATCAAACCAGTCATGCCTCATGACTTATTCAATGTGGTTGCAATCAACCAAGACTACATCGACACAATCAAACTGTCGATGAAACTAGATAACAAACCTTAACCTTAAGACTTTTATCATGAACTACTACACACTTGAAACACAAAAGCCTATTGCAGGCGTCGCTCGTTCTGCCATGATGGTGGACTTGAACATCGCGGTTTACTCAGGTCGCAAGCAAGACAAGAGTACGCAAGCCGAGGTCACTAACTCCAAGGGGTCGGGGTCTAAGAAAGCCGCATCGGTGTACAAGAATCTGTTTGCTGAGTGCAAAGAATTGGAGGCAATTACCAAGTTCCAAGCGCGCGCACGCGCCGAGCATTACAAACTTACACTTCCATGGAATGACCAAGGCGCAAGGCTTCTGCCCACTGCGGCACTGCTTGAGTATCAGAAGGTTATGGGTAAGTACAAAACGGAATTCGAACGCCTAGTGGATGCGTTTCTTGACAAGTACGACACACTCGTAGCAGGCGCAGCATTTCAACTCGGCACATTGTTTGACCGCAATGAGTATCCAAGCAGGGGCAAGGTTGCACAGCGCTTTCGTATGGACACATCGTTCACTCCCCTGCCTACTGGCGGTGACTTCCGTCTAGATATTGAGAGTGAGGTACAACGCCAACTCATCGCAGACTACGAAGACAAGCTTGACACTAAGCTCAAAGCAGCGAACCAAGATTCATGGACTCGTTTGTATAACGCTATCAGTAAGCTCAGCGACCGCTTGACTGTTGATGAGGATGGCAAGAAGCGTACATTCCACGACACGACCGTGACCAACGCCGTAGAGTTGTGCGAGTTGTTGCATGTGATGAATATTACTGGCGACCAAGCCTTGACGAAAGCTGCGCGTAAGCTTGAGGAGGTATTGTCTGGGGTAACACCTAAAGAATTGCGCGAAGAAGATAGCACTCGTGCAATTACAAAACAAAAGGTGGACGAAATCCTTGGTGCTTTTGATTGGGGGGTAGACGATGGGGAAAGTGAAGGAGATGGTAACTAAAGCGACCATGAATAAATTTGGACGCGCGAAGTCCGATGCACTTCGGATGCTAGAACATAAACTCGGATATAGAAGTTCACCAGATATGTATGAATGCAGATACGAAGAACGCGAACATGAATTCACACTGAAGCAATGGCGTGACGGACATGAGACCGCATCCAGAGGTCGTGTGGCTAACCTACCTGATTGGCTAGAGAGAATCAGGGATGTGGCAATTGTGGGTGGGCATTTGAAAGCCGTGAAGGTGCCTCCCCCTGACAACATCGTATGGTTTACAACTGACGATGACAACAACCTTATTAACTTTATGGAGCTTAAATGAATTATGACAACATGACTGACGAAGAGCTAATCCGATTCGCAGATGGACACTCGGGTTTAATTAAGGTGCTGAGCGAGCGCCTTGAGATGCGACTGCGGGACATGCAAGACCTAGCGCATACGATGCCTGACCCACGACAACTTAACCTATTCGAGGACGACGATGCCTGACATACAAACAGAAATGCAGAAACTACTGCAAGCTTGGGATACCCCTGAAACAATTGAAACAACTAAGGAAGAAACCGTGTTCGCACCTACAAACAACGTATCACAAAAGACTTTTAACTTTGTCCGTGACAACTCCGGTTGCACTCGTAACGATGCTATTCGCATCCTCGTACAGCAAGGGCATAAGAAATCGTCCGTGTCATCCCTGATTGGTCAGATGCTACGCCAAGGACACATCTATAAAGATAGTGACGGATTGCTACGCCCCAATGGGAAAGAGTACACGCCTATCAAGTCGGCTAAGACTATTGCCAACCGCGAGAAGAAAGTAAAGCAGCCTAAAAGTATTAAGCTTAAGACTTCTAAAACGCCAGTTGATATTGCCGACCAAATGGTGCATGAAGTGGTGCAGAAACATAAGCGCATCGACGCCATCTTGGATGACATCAGCTTGAGTGACGCACATGAGTTGTATCGCAAACTGCACCAGTATTTCGGTGGCTTGCCTAAATGAAATCAAAAGCCGTACTGGAGTTTGACTACCCTGACGATGAGGACGCGCTGCTGTTCGCATTGAAGGGGCAAGCTATGTATAAGGCGTTGGCAAGTATCAAGATGGTCATGTCCGCACCTTATACAAAAACTGAGATGGTCAGCCAAATCAAAACTGTACTCAACGAAATCTTTTCGGAGCTGGGTGAATGAAAACCAAGGCTAAGCGAATCACACTGCCTGTGTCTGGTGACATTGAAGCTATACGCGATCAGTTGACCCATGACACTGGCGTGAAGATGACGTACAACCAAGTAATCAATTTCTTGATTCACTTCTACATGGTGCGCGCGCACCAACCAACATTGCACATACCGCCACGAACCGAATGGAGGCACCCTAAATGACACAGGAAGAACTATTTGACGTAGCAGAAAAGGCAGGGCTAGGTTTTGTCCGTCATGCAAGTGACAAGGATATTGAGAAGTTTCAACAACTGGCTAAGCTAATTGCCGAGCATGAGCGTGAGGCTTGTGCTAAGTTACGCCATAAACTTACGCCGTTTGACTTGTACAGCCGTTCAGAAATGCTTGGCGTTATGAATAAAGGACTTGATGATTATCAGCAGTTAATACAAGCAAGGGGCCAAGCATGACTTGGCCTTTCCCCCCATTCCCAAACCCCAAGGACTCGGGTAACCGAGTGCCTAAGTTCAACCCCGACAACCATGAGGACTCACCGCTATGATTATCAAACGCGCTATTGCCGTAGAAAGCCTGACAAAGGTTTGTGAGGAAAGCTTAAGTCTTATCAAACAACTAATTGATGCCGACAACGAGGTGTATTCCAAAGGATACGAAGATGGCATGGCGGCTCAGGCTAAAGTCCAAAAGACTTTAAGCCCATGGATAGGACTGACGGACGAGGAGGTGGAATCTTTTGATGTTCATGCAGTCGTAGATGCTGAGTGTGTCCGAGCCATTGAAGCCAAACTCAAGGAGAAGAACACATGAAAGTTTCTGATTTAGTAAGGTATGACCCTAAGAAAGGTTGCTTTGTTTTGAAAGATAATACACCCCCCAAAGTGCTGAATCCATGGGAAGAGTTGGCGCAAGTCGACCGCCCCAGTATCTTTTTGCTTGACCCGTACTTCCGTGCCAAGACTGCGACCGGCACGGTCAAGAGCGAAGAAGGCTTAGGCTACAAACAGTTCGGCACATACACAAGAGCCAAAGAACGAATCCCAAACAAACACGAGAAGACACCCGACGATGCCCCGACCAAAACCCCCCGAGCCGTTAAAGGCACGATACGTAAGAATGTCTGATAGACATTGGATGATCTTGCAACAACTAGGCGGAGCCGAATGGTTGAGGGATACCCTCGACAAGAAAGCCCCAATGCCAAAAAAGTACTATGACGTTTTCTTGGAGAAACAAAAATGATTGAACGCGCTGATGACATGCAAGTTGGCGGTAGCCATTACAAAGACAAGTCCATTCAACCATGGGATTACATCATTGCAAACGACCTTGGGTATCTCGAGGGCAACGTGGTGAAGTATGTGTCACGTTGGAAAAACAAAAACGGTATTGAGGACTTGAAGAAAGCTCAACATTACTTAGCCAAACTGCTTGAGGTAGCCAATGGCAGCGACACCCGAAAGTAAAGTCAAAGCCAAGATTAAAACAATCTTGAAGAAGCATGACATCTACTACGCCATGCCGATTGGCACTGGCTACGGCAACAGTGGAGTGCCTGACTTTCTGTGCTGTGTGAATGGTAAGTTCATGGCTATCGAAGCCAAGGCAGGCAAGGGGCAGGCGACTGCACTGCAACTCAAGAACCTACAACTAATCAACGCTTGTGGTGGGTATACACTCATCATCCGTGAAGACAACTACGATTACCTAGAACGAATAATAGAGGAGTGCATGACATGATGCAATCAGTACAAGTAATAATTGAACGACTCAAGACACACCCCGAGGACTTCTTTGGGGATTTAAATGATGGTCGCCCCCAAAACGTAAAGTTTGGAGAACTTGCGTCAAAACTAGATGATCTGTTAACTGTAAAGCGAGACGGAGAGATACATCGGTTGTGGTATCTGAACGAAGATGAGAAAGCAGCATTGCTTGAAGCGTATAAGGAAACCCGTCGTGCTAGGTTCGAAGCCAAAATATTTCACCAACTGTTGTCCCCGCAAGAGCAAGATTTAACAATGGAACGCATGACTCCTTCAGGTAAACGTTTAATGCAACGTTGGACTGACCCACGAGCAATGGGTGCGCAGGTGCAGATAATCAAAGATGAAGAAAAAGTTTATGCCAAAAATCGTAACACTTGACCTTGAATGCTTCTACTCAACTGAGTATTCCCTGACCAAGATTCCTACCGAGGAATATGTGCGGTCGCCTCAGTTCGAGATGATTGGCATAGCAATCAAAGTGGATGATGGCAAGACAGTCTGGTATCCCAAGCCGCAAGTGGAACGGATACTAAAAGAATTCGACTGGTCTGATGCGATGGTGGTTGCACAGAACACTGCGTTCGATGGCGCTGTTCTCGACTGGCTGTACGGCGTAAAGCCACTGGCTTGGTTTGATACGCTTGGTATGTCCCGAGCCTTGTTTCCCCACGAGAAAGCGCATGGCTTAGCCAAGCAAGCTGAACGCATGGGTATTGGAGCCAAGGGCGATGAGGTGCTGCATGCCAAAGGCAAACACTACGCTGACTTCTCCGCCGAGGAGTTGGCGCGCTACGCTCAATACTGCATCAACGACACCGAGTTAACCTACACGCTGTTCAACAAATACATGGCGATGGGTTTCCCAAAGCAAGAACTGAAACTGATGGACATGACTTTGCGCATGTTCATTGAGCCTGTGCTTGAGTTAGACAAGACACTACTCGTTGACCACTTGGAAGCCGTGAAGGATGCCAAGGAAGCCCTGATGGAATCCGTGCGGGACTTCATGCTGAAGGACGCTGACCCCGAGTATGTGCATGCAATCTTTAGCGAAGGTATGGACGGCATCAAGAAGCTGCTCATGTCTAACGACAAGTTTGCCAAGGTACTCGAGAACTACGGCGTTGTACCGCCCATGAAAGTAAGCCTGCGCACTGGCAAGTTAGCCTATGCGTTTGCCAAAACCGATCAGGAATTTAAAGACCTAGAGGAGCATCCCGATGAACGAGTCCAAATGCTTGTCGCCGCACGCCTTGGAAACAAGACAACAATTGAAGAAACTCGCACTGAACGCTTTATTGGTATGTCTACTCGAGGCAAGTTTCCTGTACCTCTGCGTTACTACGGTGCCCACTCTGGCAGGTGGTCTGGTCAGGATTCTGTAAACCTGCAGAACTTACCATCACGCGGTACGAACGCAGGCAAGATTAAGAAGGCTATCAAAGCCCCCACGGGTTACGTTGTGATTGACTGCGACTCAGCGCAGATTGAGGCACGGACACTGGCGTGGCTTGCAGGGCAGCATGACTTGATAGATGCGTTCTCGCGTTCCCTAGATGTGTATAAACTGATGGCGAGCAAGATATACAAAGTACCTGTAGAGGAGATTGACCGTCAGCAACGTCAAGTTGGCAAGGTCGTGATTCTCGGTGCGGGATACGGCGTTGGGCACCACAAGCTAAAAGTATTTCTCAAAATGCAGGCTGGGGTAGACGCGACCGAAGACGAGGCAAAACGCATTATTGACGCATACAGGCATGCCTACTACAAGATACCTGAGTTGTGGCGTAAAGCAGATGAGGCTTTGATTTCGTTGCGTACAGGCAACGGTTTTCAGGTGGATGCGCAAGGTTTAATTAACGCAGTTCCGGGTAAAGGGTTAACCCTACCTAGTGGGTTGTTTATTCAATACCCTGACTTAGCCAAAGTGGTTGATGAGAAGACCCACAAAGACCAATGGCGCTACTTCTCTAAGGGATTACCCGTGTATATCTACGGCGGGAAAGTAGTGGAGAACGTGTGTCAAGCCGTAGCAAGGCAGGTCGTTGCGGAGCAGATGCTGAAAATCGGCAAGAAGTATAAGGTGGTGTTGACAGTCCATGATGCTGTGGCTTGTATCGCACCGATTGAAGAACAAGATGAAGCACAACGATACGTTGAGGAGTGCATGTCATGGAGACCAAAGTGGGCACAAACTTTACCGCTAGCTTGCGAATCAGGCGTAGGGGCTTCCTATGGGGATTGTTAATTGGTACACTCGGGTTTGCAAAAACAAACTCGGTTCTTTCCATGACGCTATCACATTCTTACTCGAGCATCAAAGATTACGAAAGCTGTCCGCGCAGATACCATGAAGTTAAAATACTAAAAAAGTATAAGTTTAAAGACACTGAAGCAACCCTATACGGCACTGCTGTACACAAAGCATTTGAAGAATACATCCGTGATAAGACACCACTTCCAGCAAGTTATGCGCACTACAAACCATTCGTGGAACCTCTTGCCAACTTCAAAGGCGACATCCGCTGTGAAGAAAAACTTGGCATCCGCGCAGACTTTACGCCATGCGGATTCTTTGACAAAGATGTATGGTTCCGAGGCATCCCAGACTACCTTGCAATCAACCACGACAACGGCATCGCAAGGGTAGCCGACTATAAGACCGGCAAGTCAAGTCGCTACGCAGATAGCGCACAGTTAGAACTTATGGCAGCTATGGTGATGATTCACCATCCCGATGTACACACCGTCAAAGGCGTGCTGTTATTTGTTGTAGTTGGCGATGTAATTAAGTCTGAGTACACTCGTAAACAGTTGCCTGAAATCCTGTCTAAATGGGCTGGCAGGGCTAGCGCAATCGAAGCGGCTGTGGTGCATGGGGTATGGAATCCCCGAAGCTCTGCGCTGTGCAAATTCTGCCCAGTTACTACTTGTGAGAATCACAATGGCTGATAAAAAACCACGCAATTACAAGCAAGAATACGAACGCTATCAAGGCACTCCTAAACAGCTCGCTGCCCAGTCAGAAAGACATAAGGCAAGACGCGCGTACGAGAAGGCTCACGGCACATTGCCGGATGACGTAGATGTCGACCATAAAAAGGCTTTATCCAAGGGCGGTACATCATCCCTAAGCAATCTTCGTGCCGCAACAGACAATGCAAATCGTAGTTTTTCTCGCACAAAAACCGGTGACATGAAGTCACAAATTTCCAAGCGCGAGCGTAAAAAATAATGTAAGATGGAATCACTCGGTGGCTGCAGTTGCTGAGTTGTTTCATTGGTTCCTTTCTCCTGTAGGGTTTGCCGAGTAGCAGTGCTACTCGGCTATTTTTGTCACTTCTATTCAAATTTATCATGCAAGTTATCGACAACAAGGCGTTGCTGTTTAACACACGCAAGGCAGATCAAATCACTTCAATCATTCCAAAGAGCAAGGTTATTGAGAACAACGGAGACGTTGACCAAGTGCTTGTTAACTGGGGTTTTGACGAAGTGCAACTCTTACGCAATCTAGGTATTCGTGAAGTGCCTAGTCCCATCTTGGGACGTTACAAATGGCCGGGGATGTACACACCCTTTGACCATCAACGCACCACTGCAGAATTTCTCACACTCCATCCACGTTGCTTTGTGTTTAACGAAGCAGGTACAGGCAAGACAAGTGCAGCGGCATGGGCGGCTGATTACTTGATGCAACAAGGCAAAGTCAAGCGTGTGTTAGTTGTGTGCCCAGTGTCCATCATGGACACCGCATGGCGATCTGATTTATTCAAGACAGTCATGCACCGCACAGTGGCGATTGCGCAAGGCTCGCGCACACAAAGACAGAAGGTTATCGAAGGTGATTACGAGTTTGTGATTATCAATTTTGATGGCGTGAAGGTAGTCAATCCAGAGTTGGAAGCCGGTGGGTTTGACTTAATCATTGTGGACGAAGCCAATGCAGTTAAGAGCGTAACGACTGATCGTTGGAAGTGCCTTGCTACTTTGATTAAACCTTCGACACGCCTGTGGATGATGACTGGTACGCCTGCATCGCAATCTCCACTCGACGCATACGGCTTGGCTAAGCTTGTGGCACCTGAGAAGGTGCCTAGGTTCTTCGGTGCGTTTCGTGACAAGGTGATGCTAAAACTTACGCAATACAAATGGGTGCCAAGACAAGATGCACAGCAGACCGTTCACCAAGTATTGCAACCAGCGATTAGATTTACCAAGGAAGAATGCTTGGACTTGCCAGACTTGTTGTACTCAACGCGTGAAGTTCCGTTGACGCCTCAGCAGACCAAGTACTATGACGCTCTTCGCAAACAAATGATGACCATCGCTGCAGGCTCGGAAATTACAGCGGTCAACGCGGCGGCCATGCTTAACAAACTTTTGCAAGTTGCGCAAGGGGCGGTGTATACGGATGATGGTGGTGTGGTTGAGTTTGACGTAGCCAATCGCATGGCTGAGTTGTTAAATGTGATTGAGCAAACCGACCATAAGATATTGGTGTTTGTACCATATAGGCACACGCTTGAGATGGTTGAAAATGCTCTGCTCAAAGAAGGATACACAGTGCAGACGATTCATGGCGGCGTTGCTTCTACACGACGTGCAGACATCATTAAACAATTCCAAACGGAAGACGACCCACGCATTTTGTTGTTGGTGCCGCAGGCTACTGCGCACGGCATTACGCTAACTCGCGCTGACCAAGTTGTCTGGTGGGGTCCAGTAGCGTCCACTGAGATTTATTTGCAAGCTAACTCCCGAGCACACCGCGCAGGTCAGACAAACAAAGTTACAGTCACGCACTTGCAAGGCAGTCCGGTCGAGCGCCGGATGTACACCATGCTGCAAAACAAAATCGACTTGCACTTAAGTTTGGTAGATTTATACAAACAAGAGCTTGACACTGAAATTTGACAGTGTATAATTTCAAACTCGTTCAACGTAATTCAAAGGAATCGCATGGATGCAAATCAGTTAGTCAAGGTATATATCAAAATACGTGACGCTAAAGAAATGCGCAAGAAGCAGATGGAAGCTGAGATTGCTGACCTCGATCAGCAGTTGGACGCAGTGGAGCAAGAGCTTCTAGAAATCTGCAAGACCACTGGCCAAGACGGTGGCAAAACACAATACGGCTCGTTTACACGGGCTGTCAAGACACGCTACTGGACCAGTGACTGGGACAGTATGTACAAATTCATCCGTGAGCATGATGCCCCTGACCTTCTTGAGCGTCGGATTGCGCAAGGTAACTTTGCACAGTTCGTCAAAGAGAACCCAGACAAAATGCCTGCAGGTGTGAATATCGAGGCTAAGTACTCGATCACGGTTCGCCGTTCATCCAAGTAACTTCCCATTAAGGAAATCAAAATGAGTAACATGACACTTTTCAAATCCGGTTCCGTTATCCCTGACTATTTGCGCGAAGCTTCCGACGCTACTACCCGAGACATCGCAGGTAGCTCTGGTGGCAAGCAAATCTCAATCAAAGGCGGCGTGTGGCGTATGGTCGTAGGTGGCGAAGAAGTTGCCAAGAACGAAGACCGTGCCATGAACTTCGTGGTGATTGCATCTGGCAAAGGCGTGACACGCACTTTCTATGCAGACAAATACGAAGAAGGCAAGGACATCAAGCCTGCATGCTGGTCTTCCGAAGGCGTTGTGCCCAACGAAGAAGTGGCTAACCCACAAAGCAAAGCGTGCGCTACCTGCCCTCAGAACATCGAAGGCTCAGGCGATGGTAAGGCTCGTGCCTGCCGTTACAGCAAGCGTTTGGCTGTGGCTTTGGAGAACGACATTGGTGGCAACATCTACCGCTTGTCAGTTCCTGCCAAGTCATACTTCGGTCGTGCTGAAGGTGAGAAGATGCCATTGCAAGCCTTTGGTAAGTTCTTGTCAGGACACGGTATTCCGATTACAGGCATCGTGACCGAAGCTCGCTTCGACACAGCCGAAGCAGTGCCCGTGTTGAAGTTCCGTGCTGTACGCCCCTTGACGAAAGAAGAGTGGGAACTGGGTAAAGCACAGAGCCAAACCGAAGACGCGCGTCAAGCAATTGAGCTGAAGATGGTTCCATCCAAGGCCGAGAGCGCACTCGCGTTACCACAAGCATTCAAGGAAGCGCCTGCCGCTAAAGTTGAGGCAGAAGAAGTGGCTGAACCTGTGAAACGCGCTCCCGCTAAAGCTAAGCCTGAGGCTCCTGCTGCAGCAAAGAATGTGTCTGACATCTTGAGTGACTGGGCTACTGACGAAGATGCGTAATAGGTTGCGGGGGCATGACACCCTTTTCATTCAGAAAGTTGAAGACGCAGACCAGAGGCCGATTGTTATGCAGTTGGCTGATGTCTGTATCAACAAAGGTACACCAATTACCGAGATTGCGCAGATGTTAGGCGTGACTCGTGCGAGCGTGTACAACTGGCTGACTGGTAAATCGGTGCCACGCGCTCGCCATCAGGCAGCGATGCCTAAAGTTATTGCGCGTTTATCCAAGCGTAAGTAAACCTCGTGGGGCGACAGGTAGCACTGTTGCCCCTATTTTTTCCCCTCAACCCAGTGAGGTTCTGTGACTGACTTTCTCAAATCCGTATTACCTACGCAAGGCATTTATTGCACAGTGGGTATTCGGTCAGGTGCCGTCAAGCAGTCGTTCCAACGGACGATTGAAGACGTGGAGGCTGTCGGTTCGGGTATGGATTCTCAAGGCGTAGATGCGTACTTCGCACTCGCCACATTCAACGATGACTCAGGTCGCAAGGTTGATAACGCAGCGTTTTTACGAGCGTTCTTTCTAGACTTAGACTGCGGAACTGGTAAGCCCTATGCCGACCAAGCCGCCGCTGCCCAAGCACTATCCGTATTCATTACCGCAACACAACTCCCAAGCCCAACGCTTGTTAACTCAGGTGGTGGCTTACATGTTTATTGGCCCTTGACTGAAGACGTGCCTGCATCCGATTGGGTGCGTCACGCAAAATCATTGAAGCGCTTGTGCGCTCAAAACAAACTGTTTGCTGACCCTGCGGTAACTGCCGATGCCGCGCGTATCTTACGCATACCCGGCACACATAACTTTAAGAACGAAACCTCGAGACCTGTACAGATTATTGCAGTGGGTGCGCCTGTATCCCTTGCTGCCTTTATTGAACACCTACCCGCCCCTGCGATGGACTTGAGTGCGGCTAAGCAGTTTGGTATGGACGAAACGTCCAAAGACGTAGGTGGCGAGTACCCTAAGTGTTCTTTTAGACGCATCATGATACGCTGCGCGGCTAAGACCGGCTGTGGGCAACTCCAACATGCGGTAACGAATGCAGCTACGCTTGAAGAACCGTTGTGGCGTGCCGCGCTTTCTATTGCCGTGCGTTGTGAAGATGGGCAGTGGGCTATCCACAAGATGTCCAAAGGACACCCCGAATACAATCCAGCGGATACGGACGCTAAAGCGGCTGAGACCAAAGGCCCATATACATGCGACTGGTATCGGAGCAACAATCCGTCTGGTTGCGAAGGCTGCACGCACAAAATTTCTACACCAATTCTGTTGGGTAAGTTTATTGAGGCTGCGCCAGTTGAGGACGATCAGTACATCATCGAGACCCCTGAGGACGAATTTGCACCGGCACTTGTAACGTCAATCCCTGCGTACCCATTCCCATACTTTCGCGGTGCGGCAGGTGGCGTGTACAAAAAAGAACGTACGTCTGATGGTGAGGAAAAGGAAGTTGAAATCTACCCATACGACCTATACCTGACAGAACGGTTCTTTGACTCAGATCAGCACGGCAACGGTGAAGGCGAGATGGTGGGGCTTAACTTGCACATGAAGCAAGACGGTATCCGCAGGTTCTACGCGCCGGTGACTACGCTGTTCACTAAAGACAAAATGCGCGACCTACTCATCAAAAATGGTGTAGTCGCTTACGGAAAACACTTGGATGCAATCATGGCTTATTTTGCTTCGACACTACGCAAACTGCAGTCGCAGTACGCTGCGAACAAAACACGCAGCCAAATGGGATGGACACCTGACGGGCTTGGCTTCGTTGTGGGTGAACTGGAATACACGGCGGTGGGCACTAAGCTTGCGCCCCCATCAAGCGGTACACGAGAGTTGGCTGAGCAATTCAAACCAACTGGCACACTGGAGGAGTGGAGCAAGATCGCTAACTTCTACAACCGTCCCGGCCTTGAGCCACATGCTCTGGCTTTGTTTTTTGGCTTTGGCTCACCCCTGCTGAAGTTCATTGGCCCCAAGCAAAACGTAAAAGGCGCGCTAGTTCACCTCAAGCACAACGGCTCAGGCTCTGGCAAGTCAACGGCGCAGATGGTGGTCAACTCTATCTTTGGGAACCCTGACACGCTTTTGCTGAAACAGGATGACACCTACGCGTCCAAGATGCACTTGCTTGGCATGATGAACAGCATTGCATTTACTGTGGATGAGATTACCAACGAGAAGCCAGAGGTTCTGTCTGACTACGCTTATGGATTCACCTCAGGGCGAGGCAAGCACCGTATGGAATCGCAGAGTAATAAGTTGCGAGTTAACAACACAACGTGGTGCAACATCACAATCTCATCAGGTAACGCCTCGGTTGTGGATGCCCTGCAAAACCTCAAGAGTACGGCAGATGGCGAGCTTCGTCGAGTGCTTGAAGTTGCGTTTCATAAGTACACTGGCTCAAGCAAGACTGAAATTGATGAAGTGTTTGGCAAACTGAACGCTAACTACGGCGTGGCAGGTCCTGTGTACATCCAATACATCATTGACAACCACGACCACGTTATGAACCTACTGGCTAAGATGCAAGCCAAGGTGGACAAGGCACTGGGATTAGACCAGACAGACCGTTTCTATTCTTGCATATTGACGTGTGCTTTTGTTGGCGCGCTGATTGCAGAGAAGTTGGGTTTAATCGCCATTGAGATTCCACGCATTTATCAGTACGCACTCGGGGTAGTTAGCGAATCAATTGCCTCTAACACATCCAGCGTTGGCAACCCAATGACGATTGCACAAGAAACACTTGGCGCTTTCATCAACGAGAACGTCAACAATGCTATGGTTGCCGCATACACACCCAAGGGCGGTATGCCCGAGCGCCCCGCGATGACTCCAAAAGGCAAATTGGTGATGCGATACGACCCTGATACCAAAACGTTGGCAATCCCTGTGGCTGAACTGCGTAAGTACTTTACAAGCAGGCAGGTGGACGTTAAAGATAGCTTAACCCGCTTGACCACGGCAGGGTATCTGAAGCACGAGGGCAAGTCACATCCAACTCGTATTGGTGCAGGAGCCGTAGGTGGGCTTAGTGGTATTGCAGTGCGCTGCTACATCTTTGATGGAGACGTAATTGGCATCGACGAAACGGCGTTCGCGCAAGCGGAAAATAGTACGAACACCTAAGCCGCTTAAACCCCAACCTAAACCGCAGCCAAAGCTGTCGGATGACAAGAGAGTACTCACCCTGTTCGGGGTTGAGTATTATCTTCATTGGGAAAAGCTAACGCTAGGTAGTTCGTTCTTTCTGCCGACCACTGCAACACCCACGCAGGTGCGAGACGCACTCCTACCGGCCACTAGGTTTCTTAAAATCAAAATAGAAGTACGCGCCCGTTGTGAGTACGGGCGGTACGGTGCCAGAGTTTGGCGGGTTTACTGAACCTTGCGAATCTCGTTCTTAGCTTCACGAACCCAGTTTACATACTCAAGTTCCATCTGTTTGATTTCTTTGAGTTCGGCTTCGCGTTCTTCTTTACTCATGTCGGCAGCACCTTCGGGGCTGTTAAGCCACTTGCGGTAAGCGCGGGTGCGTTCCAGTTGTTCAAGCGTAGAGTTAATTGCACCTTCTAACTGCAACTCATCGGCATGGGCTTCGGCATACTGTTCTGCACGAGCCAAGTCGGTTCGCATCAACTCATTCAAGGTGTTGTTTGCTTTGCCAACTTTTTCGCGTTCCTCGTAAAACTCAGTCATGCGGCGCGTGCCAACTGGGTCGTACATGTAGTTGCTAAGCAGTGCGTACTTATGCAGTGGGCGATCGACTCGCGTTGGGTTGAGCAAGCTGTCCGTCACCATCGTAAGCATGGCAGCAGATGAGCCAAAGTAACCGCGCAGTGAGTTGTCAATCATGATGGGAGAAACCTCCACACCAATCTCGTCACGGCTGAACTTGGCGATTGCTTTGGCCAACTCAGAAGTCTGCTCAGTCATACGCATGCTGGGGTCCATCGCTTTGTGGTGATAGCCTTCCAAATCGCGGCCTGTTAGGAATGACTTGTTTGCCCATGCTTCCATGACTGGTTTAATAGCTTGCGGCACTGGCACTGCACGACCTAAGTATTGTTCGTACATGTAAGACAGCGTTGTGCGCATGGCTTCAAATGCGGTCTGTTCCTCAGGTGTACCTTGGCGGCGCATGTATTCCACGATGCGTTCGGGTATGACTTTAAAGATAGCGCCCAGTTCGCCCGGCACAGGAATCTTGTAGCCGCCGGGAAGAATCCAGTTGCCGTCTCGTGTACGCAAGTCCATCTCTTGATAGTCTTTATCTTCGTCGTCCTTGCCCATTGCATACAGCGAACTCAGCACCATGACTGTACCGGCGCGACTCCAGAACAACTGGCGCGCTTGCGCACGATCGACAGAAGCACTTGAATCCTTGCCAGATGCTGCGCGGTACAGAACGTCCATACCTTGGATGTATGCGTTAAAGAACGGAACAGTCGTAACCATCGCACCCACAAAGTCGCTTGCACCACGGCGGCGGAAGTTAATAAATTCACGAGCGCGGGTCTGAGCTAACAATTCGTCCTTGCTTTCGTTCAAGGTCTGATCGTAAATAGCTTTGCGAACCGCCAAGTCAGACGCACGAGTAATACCCTCAAGTCTGTGCATCAGCGTATCAAACTTAGTACGTTTTTTGTATCCTAAGTCTTTTAGTAAAGATACAGCGGGTTTGCCAGCTTGGAAGTCAAACTCACCCGTCAAGCCCATGCGCTCCATGTCACGCACTTCAGGATGTTGAATGCCGCGCAACTCTGCCAGTGCCAACTTGGGGAAGTTAGTCAAAGACATCCATACCAAAGCGCCGGGGTTACGCACACCGGAAGTTAAGATGGCACGTTGCACGTCATCCGTTACCTGCTTCAATGCAAATGGTGGCAGCACTGTCACGGTCTTACGCAGCACTTTGGAGAACTGGCCCATAGCTCGTAGCCAACCGGCCTTAGGTGGGTTCAAATCTTTGAACGCCATGACGTCGTACTTACTTGGCACTGACCAGTAACGCATCTCGCCGTTGACATACGCGCCAACCACATTGGGTTTGTTTTGCGTTGTGGGGCCAAGGTGTGTAGCGAATTTATTATCTTCCAAACTGCGCAAGGTTTGCAGGGTGGCGTCTGTTTTTAAGGTCTGGCCGACCATCCAACCGAGCGTGTTGATGTAGTTATCAAACACATTGCCCACTGGGCGGTTAATAGAACCAACCAACTCCGGCAGCTTGCCAAGTTGTGCCAAGCCTTTACCGCTAATCTTCTTAGCTTTGTTGAAGTTGGTTGCAAAGTCCTCAATGCGATCGAATGGTACGTAGCCTACGACTTCTTTCCACTTAGTGCCTTCATCGGCAGTCAAGCGACCTACCTTGACCATGTTGTTAACCATTTCAATACGGGCTTCATCCATGAGCTTGCTCATTTCTTTCAAGTCAGGGTCCGCGTTGTATTCTTTTACCAACTGGTCAATCTCACTGTCTTTTAAGTGAAGTGCAAAGTTGGTCATGCCAGTCTTGTTTGACCGGCGCATTTCATCAAGACGCACACCTTCCAATACACGACTGGCAATTTGCGTAGCGCGATCACGATCGTAACCATTCTTCTGACCATACTTGTCAATCAACGCATAAACTTCCGCTGGTGGGCGCACACCCTTGCCGGTGCCAGACTTCCATAAACCAGTTACTGGGTCTTTGTATAGCGTGCCGGTTTTGTAGTATTCCAGCAACATCTTTGTGTAGTCTTGCGCTTGACGATACAAGCCCATGGGGTTTAGCTTACCCATCGAGTCACGCACCGCACCGTCAAACTTAGATGACAAACGCTTTTCAATGGTGGCAGCAATGTCCGTTACTTGCGTACGGAACTGAGTCACGTAGTCAATCTCAGGCGTAGACTTAAATGCGTCAACCAGTTTAGTCAGACTAGATTTATCGGGGGCATCAAGCGGCCCCATGGAGTCAATCAAAGCTTCCGTAGACGGGTTGATTGAAAATGATTTAGCGTTAGATGGTTGCGCAACGGTGTCTTGTCCTGATATCCACAAATCCGCACTGCCGGGACCCATGGCGTCAAGAAACTCCGCTACTTTTTTGTTTGGTGGATACTTGCGACCAGTGACTACAGCAACTAAGTCGCGCATCATTTGCGCAACGTTAGAGAAAAACTTTTCTACAATAGATACTGGCTTTTCTGAAGTGGATGCCCAACGTGATGTATTGTCTGCAAACCATTCGGTAAACAATGTCCAATACGCGCTCATCTGCTCGGCGGTCTTACCTTCATCCACAGAAAGCATTTGTGTGTCCGCAGTTTCACGGTTGCGCAGCATCTGCACTAACTCTCGGCCAGTTTTACCTTTGGTAGATTGCAGCCATGCCTCATATTCTTTTCGGATTGCGGCTTTGGTTTCCGCAGGGGCATTGTTGTATGCAACCGATTCAATAACATGTCCAAGCTCATGGGAAATGACTTCCAGAGATTTATTCTCTGACATGCCGGGCTTAAACGAAATATAGAAGTCGCGCTTATAGGGTCCCATGTTTTGGGCAGACCCTTCTTCTCCCGGTTTAAACCCAGCTGTTTGCGCGGTTTCGTAGGACTTATATAACCGGTACTTATCTTGCGCATCCGGTTTGTGCATGTCTTCTGGATGCAGCAGGAAAATGCGCACGTCGCCAAGTCCCATAGACGACATTAACTCACGCAGATAATCAGCGTAGCGTTGGTCTACCGAATCCGACTTAACAACATTAGTTTTAGCTCCAGTAAATGGTCCGTCTGGATATTTGGAAGCGCGTTTACTTTCTTCAAATACGGCCTTACTACGGGCAGCTAAAAGCGTATCCCGCTGTTCAGGTGTAAAGTCTGTGCCGGTATAGGACTCAATATCTCTATTGGTGTACCGTCCGTTACGAGCTTTGTTTACACCGATGTAAACTTGGTTACCAAAAGCATTAATGGCGCGGTACAAAGCAATGTCATCGTCCCCATACACTGGCGTAAAACCCGGCGACGTGTAATCACTAGCCCACTTAGGAATAGCTGCGGCTTTGGGTTCTTTTTCGCGTTCTTGCAAGTCCAACTCAGCTTGGCGCTCGTCCTTGGCAGTAGGTTCTTCTGCCGTAGGCTCTGCTTCTTTGCGTTGCTTTTGCTCGGCGTACTCACGCTCTTCACGTTTGGACATGGGGAACAACATACCTTGAGGGCCGCGTTGGATTTCTACCTCGCCTTCTTCCATACCAAACTCGGACGTGCCGACAGGCTCACGCAACTTCTCTGGGAGTTCTTTAGGCTCAGCTTTCTCGGCCTTGGGTTCTGGCGCAGGGGCAACTGCTTTTGGTGCAGGCTTAGCAGGGGGCGCTTCCAACGCCCTACGCATTTCCTCAGCTTCCCGTTTACGTGCGGCTTCTTCCTCAGCGGTCTCAGTTTCTACAGCTTCAGGAGCGACAGCAGGAGCCGGTGCTTTACCTTTTTTGGCAACGGGAGCTTTAGGAGCACGTTTAGTAGTTTTTGGCGGCTCCGTAGTAGTCGTGGTAGTGGCAGGAGCACTAGGAGCGGCAGAAGTAATAGATGTGATGTCATTGCCGATGTGTGTACTAGAGTTGCCATCGGAAGTGTACAACTTTTCTACTGGATGCAGCCCCACTTTAGGAGTTGTTTCT